GCTAATGCACAGATTCCGCAGAAAGTTATAATAGTAACAGGCACTAATGCCTTTAAAAATGCTTCTTTAATCATGCAAAAAATAATAAATGGATTAGCTTGTTTAACATTTCTGTTAACCATAGGTGCTATAGGTTCAGCATACTTTGGTTATAAATACATCACAAGTCCAGAAGGACAAGATAAAATAAAAAAACAAATAATGGATGAATTAAAGGGTAATATGCCTAATTTAATAAATAAAGAATTACCTAAATTTACACAACCTGCATTACCAACTAAACCTGAGACAACACTTAGTCTTTAATGCCAGAAATAAATACAATACCTAGTTCAGCAATACCACGCATACCAATAATAAACATACCTGTAGAGCAATCTTTACCTGATACGCAACATATAACAAGAACATTATCACCTGCGCTTACAATGCCTTGTGTAACTCTTAGAGATGATGGTACAAAAAACAACCAATTATTTATAGATGATCCTGGTGGAAATAAAACAATATGTCCATTGCCTTATTATGTACCTATTCAATATGACAAAAAAAAGATATTACTAGTAGAAGAATCAAAACCACCTACTAATGTAGAGCCACCCGAAACTGATGTAGAGCAACCAGAAGTACCAAAAATACCAGAAGAAGAACAGGTAGATTGTCCTGATCCTAAAAAGAATAATCCTAGAATTGGTGATTTAAATTCTAAAGGCACAGAAAAAGTATCAGGTTATAAATATATAAAAGAAACTAAAGAATGTGTTATTGAATGGGTTCCTACTACCGTAGTTGAAAAATATCTTCCAAGTATGAATACAGTATCTACTACATTTGCAATAACCGTAGTAGCAACCACCGCAGCTACATTAACACCTTTGTTAAATAGAGTTCTTAAGCCATTATTTAAACAATTAATAAATAGATTTAAAAAGTTAATAGGTAAAAAGGGTACAAAGTTTGAAGGTAAAAAGCCTATAAAAAGTAAATTAAGAAAAAGTAGCTAATATTAAAATAAGGCTTGCATAATGTAGGGGTATACCCCATACTATAGAAAAGCTGTTATTCTTTACTTTACAAAACTATGTCATTTGAGGATGAAATGGAAGCAATTGAAAGGGAAGAATGGCTGGCCAAGTTTGATGATCGCCAAGTTATGAACGCTGCAAGAATGTTTCTCGAATGGCTTTATCATTTACCTGATGACTGGGAACCAAATACTTATAGTGAATTTACTCTTTAAATATGAAACCACAACCAGAACAACTCCTTAAACAATTAAAAGATTGGCAAAATAAAAAGAAAGTCTGCCAAGAACAGATAGATGCCAGAAAAACAATATTAGAGGATTATTTTAACGAAGGTCTTATTATGTCAACATTTTCTATAGAAGGTGTAAAGGCAGAAAGAAGGCGTAAACCTGAGAAATGGACATATAGTGATGAACTAGAACAATATAAAAAAGATATGACAGATGCTATAGAATCTAAAGAACAACATGAAAGGGAAGAAGGCATTGCAAAGAAAAAACAAACAACATACACATGGGCAATAAGATGAAAACAACAGAACGTGTAGAACAGGCGTTTAAACGCATAAAAGAGTTACTTAGGTTAATTACTGATTGGACTAAAAACCCTAAAGAAGAAGATTCATTAACAAAAGAATTTAGAGAAAAAAAGTTAAAAATGATAGAGGATTTATATAAACAGTTAGGTGAGTTAAACGACAGGTATATGTTTAATCATGATTCAGAATTTAAAACAAAGGAATATGTAGTGCAATATGATGCGTTAAAGAAAAAAATATACGATTTAGAAAAATGAACCCACAAAAAAATAAAGGAGACAGGGCAGAAAGAGAAGCCTGTATATATTTAACAGAAGCTACAGGGCATACAGTTGAACGCCGTTTTGGTGCAGGTCAGGATAGAGATAAAGGTGATTTAGTTGGTATTCCTGAAACTATTGTGCAGGTCACAGATATGAAAGATAAGAGTGAAGCAGTACTAAGAAAACCTAGAGAAGCAGAACAACAAAGACTAAACGCAGGTGCTAAACACGCTATTACTATGGTCAGGTTTAACAAAAGACCAGGATGTGCAGAAGGTGATAATTGGCGTGTTGTTATGACTATTGAGCAATTCGCAAGACTGATTAGATGAAAATAAATTATATATACAATGAATGTTGTCTGGACACATTAAATAGGTTAGATGATAACTCTATTGATACTGTTATTACTTCACCGCCTTACAACATGAATTTAAGAGTAAGAAATAATCAATATTGCAGCAGACAAATTACAAAGGAGTTAACAACAAAATATGATGGATTTACTGATAATTTAAATATTGA